TAGGCGGCTCCATCGGGTGCTTGGGAATACCACGCCACTGCCAGAAGGACGCGATTTCTTCGTCGATGTAGGTTGGTGCCCAGCCTAGTGCATCCATCAAGAAGTGCAACGTGCTGCCAACAAAATACCACGTATGAGCAACTTGCCAGTAGGATTCGGGGTCACGCCGGAAGAGACCAGGCGTGTCTACGTAGAGATAACCTTCAGGCTTGAGTGCTAAGCGCAACTTGAAGACATCATCAAAGTCCATGAGATGTTCGATGACATCCTGCATGACAATGAGGTCAGCTTGCACGCCCTTCTCCACAAGCTCATCTACGCTGGCAACCATGCGATGTCCGCGAGCCTCGCAGGCAGCACGCGCTTCCGCATTGAACTCGATACCCCAGGTCTCCTCAGCCCCGTTGTCCTTGAAGTAGTCGAGCATGCCACCACGAAAACAACCAAAATCGACAACCACTTTTGGGTGGTCGATGGCCTCGTCAACGAGTTTCTTGCCCAGGGCTACGCCATGTGCATATTCGGCAGCATGGATGCCTTGCCACTTCTCTTGCATGTCAGACGGTTGCTTGGCGAGCCAGCGGTATGTGAACTCCCGATACTCGTTGTTGTAGAAACTGGCGTAGGCTTCACGAGTCATACGTGGGTTGGCGCGTGCAATAGCGCAGAACTTGCAAACCACAACCCTATGGGGCAGACCGTCGCGATCGATGGTCTTGATCTCTTGGTCGTCATCGGCCCCGCACACACAGCGTGTTGGCTCCAGCGGATAAGTGCCATCAGCGATCTTCTTCTTGACCGACATGTGGGCAAATGCGCTAAGGGCAGCATCCATCTGTCTGAACTTGTCTTGTGCTTCTGTCATGTTCCCTCCCAGGAAAAAATGGGCGGGCTTTGCACCCGCCTTGAGGGTCAACTATACACCCCTAAGTCATGAAGCCTAAGTCGCTTCGGTCGGCAGCAACGTGTAGATATAGTACACGTAGCCCTTACCCGCGCCGCTCACACCAGTGTTGGTGAAGCTGTGAGTCAAGGTTGCAGCCGTTTGCCGTTTGGCCACGAGGTTGGTCGCGGTGCCAGCGATATAGAACTTGCGAACGTAGTAATCTACGCCACCAGTGCTTGACGCATGGAAGTCGGAAAGATCCGCTCCATAACGGTTGGTCGTCACAACGCCAGTCGTCGACACGTCCGGCCAGGTGCTCTTGAACCCGGTAGACGAGCAGGTAACTTGCGCGATGAAGCCGTCAGCATCACCGGAACGCCCGAAGCTGTATCTGTTAGACGCAGCCGCAGCACCGGCGAAGGCAGCGGTGATTTTGACGCGCACATCCTGAATGAGCATGCCCTTCTTGAGAGCAAAACCAATCGGACGCACGGTCGTGCAGGACGCCCTGTCGTTGAAGGCAGCGACGAGGGTGAAGGTCCCGACATGCGGATTCACGTCGATGCGATGCTGCGAAGGTTGGACCGACTTCAAGAAGTAGGCTCGGCCCTGCGCGGTGAGGACAGAGATGTCCAGCGCGGTAGCGGTCGCATTGGCGAAGAAGCGCAGACGACCATCGGTCATGGTACGTGAAATAAAGGACGTTCCCACAACCTCCTGCGTGAGCTGCGTACCAGCCGCATTGTAGATGCTCTGGCGCACTGGCGTGCCGGCCTGATAGACCTGGAACTTGCCAGTGTCGTCGTCGATGGGACGACCTTTGAGAGTGTCGAACAACTGAATGTTCCACTCGGTTCTGTTGAAGTTAGACATTTTGCACTTTTCCTTGCTCCTTACACAGCCCCTAGCTGCTTACATTGCCGCCCTCCACTTGACATCTAGCGGGGGCCTCACAGCCCCCGCGATGGAGCGTCAATGGGTTGATCTCTAGGCTCTCGGCTTGCCCCAAGCGATCACGTAGATGCTGTGACCGGAAGCGTCCAAATTGAACGTCGCACCGCCGTCTGCGATCGTGAGGGTGTTGCCACTCCACGAAATGTCAGCATCAGCAGTCGCGACATCGCCATTGGTGTCGATAACCTGCACGATTGCGCCGTGAATAGCGGACAGACCGGGCACCTTGATCGCCTGCGAGGTGACTGTGCCGGAGATCGTGACCTTGAAGGCCACGAGCGGGACAAACTGTCCAATATTCTGGAGCGGACGAGCCACTCCACGACCATCATAACCAGTAAGCGTATATGCCATTGCCGTTTACTCCTACTGATCCGAGACAGCCGCTGCGAAGACATGGACGACGCCATTATCCTCGACGGTGTCACGGTTGTAAGCCACTTTCTTGATACCACGAATTTCGTGGGTCTCGTAGGTGACGTTGTGTTTGAGATCGGTGAACTCTTCACCGAACTTCGGGCGTTGTGCCCAAGCAACCACGCCGGCCTGCGCGCCCAAGAGCAGGTTATGAGAAACCTGGATCGTGGAGCTGATCAACTGAATACGTTCGTACTCATAGATCATCACGCCGTTGAAGCTACCTTTGAAGGCCGACCCCGTGAAGAGAGGCGACCCGCTGTTGCTCTGCGGAGGCAAGAGCAAGTGCGCATTCGTGAAAACTGCATCGTTCACGGTCAGGTCACGGATGCTGAGATCATGCCCAACAAACATGTACCATTCCTCGAAGTTCTTGCCGTTCTTGATGCGCATGGGACGGATCTTGGCCTCGCCCACGTTCGAGCCGATGCTGCGGGCTTTACGTTTGGCCAAGTTGATCATGCTGAGGGTCAGCTGATCGTCGGTGTTGTCGATGTTGCCAAGTGCGGTCGCATGGGTCGCATTATAGTTGCTGTCCAGCGCACCGTACAGATAGCGGCCCTGGATGCGGCCCGTGGTCACATCCGACATCGCTTCCGTGATCCCATCGTCGAGATCCAAAGCGTTCTTTTCGTTCAGCGCGTCCTTGGCCGCTTTTAGCGTGTTGAAAGCCGTCCGTTGCTGCGTCATCGGGATGTCTTGAACTTTCACGAGATGCCGTACATTGTCGACAACCACACGAAAGTTGAAGAGAGGGACCGTGCCTTCGTTGCCGAGACCGGTCGCGTTTCCGACAACCTTACCACCCTGCATCAACCCCCTCATCGGGATGTTGATAGCGGAACCAGCTGAACTGGTGAGGTCCTCGTTGACCTGGATGATGGAGTCGCCACTTTCGCCCATGACGTTCTTCCACCACATTTGGCCAACGTACTCCTCGAACAGCATAGCGTCCCACTGTTCGGCGGTGAGGTCGTTGCTTTCTAATACCTCAATATATGCCATGTTAATATTACCTTTTAGCCTGGAAAGATGCTCCCTAGCGCTTTATGACGGCCCTTGTTATCGCGGGAGACATCTTTGTCACCCGCACCAGACCCACCAGCCACGCCAGACAGCCCTTTAGGCTCTGAGTTGCTGGAAGACAGCCCCTTTAGCAGCTTTTTCTGCGTGCTTGCCTCGATTTCAGGGACTAGCTTCTCACGTAGTTCTTTCTCGATTCGCGCTACGAGTTGCGCGGGATCGGTCGTTTGGTATTTTGCGAAGAGGTCATACGCCTTCACCGCTTCCATCGCTGTTGCGACGGGATGCTTGCTTTGCAGCACGCGGTTTTGCGTCTCCAGGTCCTGCGCGAATATTTCCTTGTAGCGGGCGAGCGTTTCGTCCACGGTTTGCTGACCGTGTTGCATCACGCTTGCCTCATAGGAAGTTTCCGCACGTCCCTCAACTGCGCCCCAGGTTCGCACTGCATGCGGGTCTAGGGGAGGCGGTTCATGGATCGCAGGGTCGTATGTACCATCGAGTTTTGCCTGCAAAACCTGCATCTGCTGCTGCATTTGCTGGTTCTGCTGGTGAAGTTCGTTCCACCCGCGATGTGTATCGCGGTAACGCTTCTCGTTCTCGGTGGCTTTCTTCTTCCACGGGTTCGTGTCGTCATCCCAGTTGGGACCGGTTTGTTTTCCGGCATCAGGGGTAGGGCTGGCGGTCGGTGAAGCTGCCGGTTTGCCGTCCTCAGACGGCTTGTCCTTCGACTCGGCTTTCTGCACAGCCTCTTTCGCTGGCTTCGCTTCCGGCTTGCTGTCGTCTTTAACTTCGACAGCTGGCTTGGCGTCTTCCTTCGGCTCCATTGCGGGGGAGGCATCTTTTGAAGCGCCCCTGGAGAGGAAGTCACCGAGACCTAGTCCCGTATCCTCGATTTTGCCCTTATCTTGGTCTGACATCGCCGTTCCTATGCTTTCTGGCGCTGCCCGAAGGCAGGAAGCCGGTTGTGGCCCCGCGCCCCACGGCTAAGAGGGGAAGCAGGGGTTTCTGTTGTAGCGCCTAGCCCCGATGGGACCAGGGACCGAAAAATTTTACACTCTTGATCTTGTAGACGCGCTCTCTGGTAGTGTGGTCATCTTCGGTATCGGCCTCGTGACGGTGAATGTCGAGGCCCTTCTCTTTAAACGCATCATCAACCACACGAGTGATGCGCTGAGGATCACGTAGCTTCTCATGGCTGATCCTAACTTCTTTTCGAGCCATCTTTGCTGCTCCCTTTGTCTGGCATCATGCGCGCCTTCTGGATTTCCATCGTGCTTTTGGCAGCTTGGGTCTGCAAATCGAGCTGCGACTTCTGCCGTTGCACGTCAAGGTCGGCCTGCGACTTTTGGAGGTCCATGCCAGCCTTCTGCACGTCAACCTGTGCCTTAACTTGAGCCGTTTGAGCCTTTTGTGACTCAGTTTGCTGCTTGAGGGCCTCAGATTGCGCCTGTCCCTGCTGCCGCACGACCTCAGTTTGCATATTCATCTGGTTGTCGGCCAACTGGGCTTGCGCTTGCAGCACCTGCGACGGAGGTGGCGCCTGCTGCATCATTTGCTCGATGAATTCGGGTGGAGCGCCCATCTGCTGGTAAAAGAAGGCGCGTTCTACGGGCGCCAAGGTCTCCATCTGCACGCTCAGCGACATCTTGGGCGCATTGGGCGTCTTGTTCTGCTCCATGATCTTGGCGATTTTGGCCTTGATCTCGTCCTTGTTGCGGATGGACGACATGTCGAACAAGACCTCGCCCCAACCCGGCCCATACTGCAAGATGGCCGGCAAGTTGCGCATGATCATCTCTTGCTGCTGCTCGTTGATGGTGTCGAGGTCTTCGATCTCAGACACGATGATGTCGTATTTGGCCTGCTTGACCGCTTCCAACGACTGCTCGTCCAAGGCCACCTGGCGTGTCGACTCAGGATTGTCCGTGATCGTCATGATTTTGCCAGGTGTGTAACCCACAACCACCGCATCATGGATTGTCTTAGCCAGGGCCTCCCGCGTGCGCTTGAAGTTGTCGAAAATGGGTGCAACGATGAGGCCGGTCATGGCCACCTTGCGCTGGATACCCACGCCAGAACGCACTTCGGATTTCTCGCCCATCGCATCGGGGTTGACGCCCGTAACTTGGCGGAAGTCCATCTTGGACGCCATATGCATGGCATGTTGGCTCTGTGCTAGTTCGAGGTTTTTTTCAACCTTGAACCGCTCGAAGAAGCCTTCATTGATCTCAATAGCGCCGTCTGGTTGGGCCATCTGCACTTTAAGGTCTGAAATCGAGTCGACTGCACCCTTCTCAAACATAGACTGATTGAGCGTGAGGAGGCTTAGCGCCTTGGACTCGCGTTTGTTGATCGCATCCTGGATAGGAATGGCGGTTGTGATCATGCTGTAAGGAGCGCCCGACTTCTTGCGATTGACGTAGTATGGGACGAACTTGTAACGCTTGCGCTTCGAAACACCATGTTCGAAGAGGACGCCATCGCAGAACACCCCAACGCAGATTTGCTCCTCGGCCTGGTCTTTGGTCTCGTAGCCTTGGCCAGCTTCCTCCGCGTAGGCCAGCAACTTGTCGTCTACGTCCGCCTCGTCAAAAACCTTACCGTCGCCAAAAACATACTTCTTAACAGTCTTGCGCTTCTTGTACTCAACCTCGACCAAGCGGATGCGATCGCGCTTATAGTCGACGAACGCTTCGCCACGCAACTCATCGACACTTGCGAGTTGGCCTTGAGCATTGTCAGAGAACAAGGACTCAACTTGACGCTTCTTATTAGGATAGAGTTGTTTGGCGTATTTGCGGTCCACCCACTTGTAGCGGCAAATATAGCGCGCATCTTCGTTCCAATCATACCGACGATGACGCGGATCAGGTATGACGTTAAAGCAGTCCTCAGCCTTGACCTTGACCTCTTTGCCAAGAGGACCGTCATCTTCCAAGCAAACTTCGAACACACCGAAGCCACCAGTTGCTCCATCTTCAACAACATCGCGTTCCTCGAACTCCAGTCCCGAACATTGTCGGATGTAGTTGTAAATGTCGGACATGGTGTCGGCAACCGGCGAGTCGACCACACCATTGCGGGGCTTGAAGATTGTTTTCGTCTTCATCTGGACAAACTGTCCCACAATACGGTCGACTGTCACCTTCACTTGGTTGTTGACCGTTGGCGGTTGCCCGCGCTGCTTGAGGTCCTTTAGCTCCTGGTCGGTCCATTGGCGGTTTTCCTTGTAGTCGAAGCACTGGATCATCTCGTCGCGTGCTTCTTTCCATGCCTGATCGTCGAGCGCTTCCTGCCAGTAGTCTTGTAAAAGTTCGAGGATCTCCTTCTCTTCCTTCTTGGAGAGCTTCTTTTTGGGATCTTCGAGCGCGTTGTAGGAGCCAGCCATATTAGACGGTCTTCCAGCTTACAGGTTCACCACGACGCTTCCATAAAGGGTCCATGCGCGTAGTAGTCATACGGCGCATGTGCTCCCCGGTGTAGTATTC